ATGAACGGGCTGCTGACCGGAAAGCATGAGAGAATCCTTGCCCTTTTCCGGAAACTTGATCATATGACAGACAGGCTTGGCAGCCTGTCCCGAAGCCACCGTCCCGTATTGGACGGGGAACATTATCTTACCGACCGTGAACTCTCCGGCAGGTTGAAAATCAGCCGCAGAACCTTGCAGGAATATCGGAACGAAGGCAGACTGCCTTACATCCAGCTCGGTGGTAAGGTTCTGTACAGAGAAAGTGACATAGAGAAAATGTTGCGGGATGGATACAGGAAAGCCCGATCGCCATTGTAAGGGAAGTCTGGAATGAGGTCAAAATGAATGGGACAGAAATCTGTGAAGACGGTTTCTGTCCCTTGTTTTATCTTGTTGCGACCATACATTACGGTACCTTTTCGTTTTTTTCCTGGTCGTATTCCTTTTTCCATCCGCTGTACCGTCCGCATTGATAGACCCTGGACGGCATGTTGTCGTCCGGCAGGGAATACATGCCTTTGGTTTCTTCCGAAAGTTTTCCGAAATCCCTGCGTACCTTTTGGTTGGTTATTTCCGCATAAATCTGTGTAGTACGTATGCTGGAATGCCCCATCATTTTACTGATGGTCTCAATTGGCACGCCGTTGGAAAGGCAGATTTCAGTCGCATAGGTGTGTCGGCTCATGTAATAGGTCAAGTGGCACTCAAGCCCGCACATTTCCCCGATGATTTTCAGGCTTCTGGACAGGCTGCAAGTGGCCGGAACCCGGAACAGTCTCCCATTCTCTCCCTCGCCTTTATATTTTTCCATGATTTTTAATGGGATGTCAAGCAGTTTGATACGGCATTCCACCTTTGTCTTCTGACGGTTGATGTGTATCCATTTGGAGCCGTCTGGAGCCGTGACGATATGTCTTTCGGACAATTCGGCCATTTCGGCCCTTCCCAGTCCGGTGAAGGTCGAGAAGACAAAGAGATCCCTGGTGTGGCACAGCCGGTAGGTGGGAAGATCGATTGCCATCACTTTGGCAAGCTGCTCACCTGTCAGGTGTCGGTGAAGTGTCGGGGGGATCTCAAGCTTGTAACCGGTAAACGGATAGCGTGACAGTATCCTGCGTTTGACTGCGAGCCGGACAATCTTGCACAGCAGGATCAGGTAGTCGTTCAGTGATATGGTTTTCAACTTCAATATTGTGGAAAGATAGAAATGGAAGTTTTCGATGAACTGCATGTCTATCGAGCGAAGTGTCACGTCTTCCACTCCATATTTGTATTGCAGGAAGTTGTACAGATGTTTTCGTGTGGTCAAATATCGGATATAGGTATGGTGTGTGCGGTCGATCCCCACACGCTTGGCGTACTCCTCGTTATGCTCGTCAAAAAGGGCCAGAAGATGTTCTTTGGGCTGAGCCTTCCCCGTAACCGCGTTCTTTATGATCTCAGCCGAGACGTACCCGGCTGAGTCCACGCTCTTCTTATAGGCGGTTCGTGCCTTCTCCTCCAGTTCCTCCAGTTTCCGATTCAGCTCTCTCAACTCTATGGAGGTTTCCGGATTCTGTCCGTGTATGACGGCACGGCCCTTATTGGCATCCCAAAATTTCGGCTGCACGTCCTCTCCGGTGGAATACTGGCTTACTTTCCCGTCAAGGGTGATACGTCCCATGACGGGGCATTTTCCGTTTTTTTTGATTTTCTGTCTGTTGATATAAAACAATAGTTTGAATGTGCTTCTCATTCTTACACTCCTTCCATTGGGTTTAATATTTCTTTTCTTTCTCTTCTCCGCATCTCTCTTAAACTCATGTCCTTCAGAATAGTGGATGGAGGCTGGTCAATGCCGGACAGTGTGTATTTGCCGGTGATCTCATGCTCTAGTATCGTCACATCCCGGTCCACCTTCTCGTCGGTCACTTTAGCATAGCGCTGCGTGGTGCTGATATTCCTGTGCCCCATAGCTTTGCTGACAGTCTCGATGGGTACGCCCTGTGAGAGACAGATCTGGGAAGCGAAACTGTGGCGGGCCATGTGGAAGGACAAGTTACGATCGATGCCGCATTGTGCGGCCATCTTTTTTAGGTGAATGTTCATGCTTTCCTTTGTCAGCATGGGAAACAGCTTCCCGTCTGGTGCCACCCCCCTGTATTTCTTCATGATTTCTATGGCGATGTCCAGTAGGCGTACGTTTTCCGGGGTTCCCGTTTTCTGCCTTCTGGTTTCTATCCATAAGTTCCCCTCGTGGTCCCTCACCACATTCTTTTCCGTCAGGTTGCGCATGTCACAGTAACAGATGCCGGTGAAGACGGAAAATAAGAACATGTCTCTGGTGAAGTTACGGTTGGGTGTATCAAAAGTGGTGCCCATCAACCTGTCCAGTTCTTCTCTGGTAAGAAACCTCTGTTTCTGCTTTGGCTTCATGGGGGAGAAGTCCTTGAACGGGCTGAAAGGCACGATGGCTCGGCTCACGGCGATTCGGGCGATATGCTTTAGCCTCTGGATGTGCCCTATGGAGGTTCCTGCCTGAAACTTTCTGTCGATGCGAAGATACAACTCGAAAGCCTCGACGAACGATTCGTCCAGTGCCTTGAAAGGGATATCCGATACCTTATATCTCACCTTGATGAACTCCTCCACGAAGTGGAATGTATGCCAGTACAGGTAAAGGGTGTTAGCGGCACGGTTCACCCCGACACGCAAGGCGTATTCCTCATTGTGCTCACGGAACAGTCCCAAGAGAGTCACCTGTTTCTCCGCCATACCCTGGAAAGCGTCACGTATCTGTGTGGCGGTGATGTCATCGCTGATTTCCGCCAGTTCGCTGTATCTCCTTTGCAGCAGGAGCATCATCTTGTCTATTGCCCTGTTGGTGGCAATGGCCATCCGGCTTTTTCCCGTACACCGTTGCGAGGTGGCGTTCCACAGTTTCGGGTCCACTCTTATTTTGCACCCGAACTGTGTGGTCGAATTGCCCGTAGCTTTTATCATGATCCTTCCCATCAGCGGGCAGAGCCCGTCCTTTCCCTGCCCGTTCCGTTTAAGATAGAGCAGCACCTTGAATTCTGTCTTCATTCCTTTCCTTGTTTAAATTGCAATATTATAAATTGTTACAAGGATTCCCGATATGAAAAGACTGGCAAAACGGTGAAAAAGAACCCGATTGGTGGTTTTCCCTTGCAAGGGAAAATGGAGTTCACTAATACTACACTGTGGTATGGAGAGAAAATCCATGGTTTTCACCAGCTTACCCGCTCGGAAGCAGGTAATGACTTGGTAGCGGAACCGTCGCAATATATTTCTTTTTTGGGTTATTCAGTCAATGTGTAGAATAATGAAATATCGCTATATCTCAACGGGTTATGTTTTGGATGCGGTGTTCTTCCTAAAAGGGATTACCTGACATTTTGTTGCTTCACCGGTCTGGCGTTCTCCGATGTCGCCACTCTGAGTGGTGAAAACCTGGTACAGGACAATCTCGGGGACTGGTGGATAAGGAAGGGAAGG